GATTGGCAGTCCATTATTAAGTTTTTTATTATGTTCCCTTTGTACACCGTTGCAATCCTCGGTGTAGACAAAATTTTCAACGTCGGTCGCCGTGCCGGTGAAGTTCTCGGTCTTGATGTGGTCGAACAGCGCCCAGCCGCATTGCGTTTTCAGTTCGTCGCGGTATGCCGCATCGGTCTTGCCGTCCGGGGTCACGCTGGAGGCGTCAACATAGCACACCCGCTTGCGGCCGCCTTTGGAACGGTCGATGGAAACAATGGTGCCGTCGCTGCCGCGCGCATACGCAACATTGCAATAGTCGGATTCATCAAGGCTGTATTCGGCGTCGATGAAGTTCTGAAATTCGTCTGTGAAATAGACGACCGGGTTGTTCGTCTGTTCGGCGCTGTGGTCGGCACCCTCGTACACTTGAAACGTGAATTTTTGTTCGGTGCTGTACAGCAGACGAAAGCCCAGACCGTATGCTTTGGCAACGGCAGTCATTGCTTTCAGCGTGTTTTTGAAATCCAGTTGTATTGTGATGGTGTCGCCTGTGGGCAGGTCAGCACGGTCAACAACAAGTTCGGGCACGGAATCGCGGGCATCTTCGGCAAGCTGGCACAGGATTTCAGCCGGGGTGCCGGTGTAGCTTTTCAAGCCGATTACAAGCGCCATGCCGAAATAGATGGACAGCATACGCGCCGACACGGTAAGTTCGTAGCCCTTGATGTCAATGCCCATCACGCGGGCAGATTCCTTGCGGTCAACCCGGCGCAGAATGACACCGGGCTGCAACAGGGCTATGTTTTCCTCGGTGGCGTACAGGTGCAGTTCTACCTCGCCCGGTTCCCAATAACGCCGACGCCAGCGCAGGGAAGAAAACAGGTCAATCACGCCCAGAAATTCACCGCTTTCGGCAAACACATATAATTCCATAAGCTATACACCCCAATAGGCGGGCGTACTGGAAACAACAACCTCCAGATTGCCGATGCCGCTTTCCGCGTCATAGCGGAATACGTTGTCGCCGGGTTCCGCTTGCAGCCATGTGGAGCCGTACACCCACAGATTATTTGCGCTTTTTTCAACGCCGTTTTGTTTCAGCTTTACCCGTTTGTTTTTCAACCCTGTTGTTACGGTCAGCACATCACCCGCGTGCATTTCACACAGGATTTTGAACCCCTTTTGCCGTTTGACTTCAAACAGGCTGGGGTTGTATACGGTGCCGGTCGCCTTGAATTGCACGGTCAGCCCGCGCGTAACATTACTGCTGTTTTCAATGGTGACAACGAGGTTGGTGCGCTTGGTAGTCATTTCAAAGGGTTCATCGGGTATTTCCATCACATCGTCCGGCCACTCAATAAGCCCCTCCCATGTAGCCATTTCCACGCGCTCATCGGTAATATCCTTGAATTGCGGGTCGGGGCACATAAGGCTGATCGTTGCCTTGCGCTGCTGGCCGGTAGGGTCAACATCTACAAATTCGGGCACATAGTCGATCTTGCGGGTGACGTCGCCGTCGGTAACGTACAGGGTGCCGGTTTCGCGTGGGAGGAAAAAGCTGTACAGCCTTTCCCGCATAGCGCGGTGGTTGTCCTTAATCCAGCAGTAGATCACAATGTTCCGCTTGGCGGCGGTGCTGGATTTATAAATTTCGCCGTCCTGACCGCTGCCTTTTTCGGTTTCAACCTCAAATTCGGATTTTGTAAGGCCGTCCACGTCGTCCAACCACAGCGGCCAGCGGTAGCCAATGACGATACTTTCCCCGCCGCGCTTGCAGGTCAGCAGGAAATTTCGCATAAAATCACCCCTTTAACTTGGCAAGCAGATCGCGGGTTGCAAAGCGGGTCTGCCGCGCGGTTTCTCCGGGCGACAGCGCTTGCGGGCTGGTTATGTTGACAGTCTGGTTCATGGTGGTGTTGTTGGTAACTGCCCCCGCGCCTGCGCCAGCGGTGGCAAGCGGCGAACCGTTTACCATAACCGCCATGCCAGCGGTGATACCGTCGAGGGTCTTTTGCAGGTACGGCATAGCGCCGCGCATGGCGTCGGCGTAGCCGTGGATAAAATCAACCGGCCACTTCTCGTAATCGCGCAAGGGGCCTTCGTCCGGGCGGGAAAAGTGCAGCATACTACGGATATTTTCGGCAATGCCGCGCACCTTTTCCACCACAGCATTTGCGGCGGACGTGATACCGCGCGCCAGACCGTTGATGAAGTCAGAACCCCATTGCACAGCCTGCGCAGGCAGCGCCTTGATGTAAGTGATTGCCTGCGTGATGCAGCTGACAGCGGCGTTGTAGACCGCCCCGGCAACGCTGGTAATGCCGTTGGCAAGGGCGTTGAACATACTACTGCCGATGCTGGCAAGCGTACCGGGCAATCCACGGAAAAAGCCTAAAATACCGTTCCAGATGGATTGTACGGTGCTGCTGACACCTTGGCACACGCTGCTGACAATGGACAGCAGCCCATTCCACGCGGCAGAAACCGCGCTGGAAATTGCCGACATTGCCCCGCTGATAAACGCCTTGATGCCATTCCAAATCGCCTGTACGGTGCTGCTGATCGCGCTGCAAACCGTGCTGATTGTAGACAGCAGACCATTCCATGCGGCGGAGACTGCGCTGACAATGGCATTTGCAACGCCGCTGACAACCGCCTTGATGCCGTTCCAAATGCCGGAAACAGCGTTGGACAACGCCGACAGGATATTGGAAACATCGCTTTTCAGGGCGGTGAAGTCGCCGGTGACTAAATCGCAGATCACCAACACGACGCCCAGCACAAGGGTTTTGATGTAGTTCCAGACGTTAGAAAAAATCTCTTTGATGCCGTTAAAGGCGGTCGTCACACCGTCGCCGATGGTGCCCCACACCGCTTGCAGGTTGTTGGCAATAGCGAAAACAATGCCGCTGACAACGGCTTGAATTGCGCCCCACACGGCAGAGAAAACAGCCTGAATTGCACTAAGCGCCGTGGAGACAGCGCCGGTAATGCCAGCCCATGCCGCTTGCAGACCGCTGGCAATGGCAGAAACAACGGTGCTGACGGTTGTTTGAATCGCGTTCCACGCGGCAGAAAAGCCAGCCTGCATACCGGCAAGAAACCCCTGTATGCCGCTGATCGCGCCGGAAATAACGCTTTTGATGGCTTCCCACAGTCCTATCCAGAAATTGCGGAAAGCCTCGCTTTTGTTCCACAGGGTTACAAATGCCACTACCAGTGCCGCAATGCCTGCCACAATCAGCACAACAGGATTTGTGCCAGATAGCAGACCAAACAGCCCGGAAATAGCGCCCTTTACTTTGCCGACGGTGGAGACGATCTCCGGCGCGGCTTTCAGCACACTTCCCACGCTCGACACCAACTTGCCAATGAACAGCAAGACCGGCGACAGCGCGGCAATGATACCGCCCACGGTCAAGATCACTTTTTGGGTGGATTCGTCCAGCCCGCTGAATTTCTGCACAAGCCCGGAAACGCCCTCAATGATCTGCGTGATAACCGGCAACAGGTTATCCATCAGGTCAATCGCGTTGTTTTTCAGTTCGTTCAGCGCTTTTGCAAATTTCTGGCTGGTGGTGTTCGTCACCTTTGCAAAGGCGGTGTCGGTGGCACCGGCGCTTTGCTCCATCGTCTGCAAAATTTCGTTGTAGTCGCTGCCGCTGTTGCGCGCAAGCACCATGGCGGCGGAACCGCCCTCCACACTGCTGAACATATCTTTCAGGGTCTTGCCGTCCTTGGCGGCGGCATCAGAAAGCATATTCAGAATATCGGAGGTGGAATTGCCATCGGCTTTCAGGTCTGCAAAGCCTTTGCCGGTCAGTTCCCGCAAGGTGGTATCCGTAGTGCTGCCGGACTTGGTAAGTTCGTTCAGCATGGATTTCAGGTAAGTGCCGGATTCAGCGGTGGCAATACCGTTCTTGGTAAGCAGCGCATAGGCCGAGGACAACTCGGTCATATCGTAGTTAGCAGCTGCCGCCACAGGTATGACTTTGCCCATGCTGGAGGCAAGCTCGTCAACGGTGGTTTTACCCTCGTTCTGGGCGGTAATCAGCAGATCGCTGATTTTGCTTGCATCTTCGGCTTGCAGCTGGTAGCCGTTGATTGCGGTTGTCATCACGTCCACGGCTTTTGCGGTATCGGTAAAGCCGCCCTTTGCCAGTTTGACGGCGGAGGTCGTAAAATCTACGGCATCGCCCGCGTCCACACTGGCGGAAATGGCGCTGTACACAGCCTCGGAAAAGTCGTTGACGGATACGCCGGTTTCGCTGCTGGCCGCCATGATGTCAGCCTTGTACGCATCAAAATCGGTGCTGGATTCGTCCAACAGGGTACTGACCTTGGCAAAGGCATCTTCAAAGTCTGCCGCCAGCTTTACACCGGCAACGCCTGCGCCCGCCACAGCAGCGGACACCGGCGCAAGCGCCTTGCCCACGCCGCTAATACCGTCTCCGATAGTCTGCATCTTATCGCCGACGGCGGAAATACGCTCGCTTAGCGTTTTGGTAGCCGCTTCGCCCGCCCCTGCAAGGTCGTCGTAGGTGGCGGTCATGATCTCGATATTCTTTGTGGTGCTTTCGATTTCGCGGCACAGCTTGCGGTATTCTTCTTGGTTGACCTCGGTGCCGTTTTGCATATCGGCATCAACGGCTTTTTTGGCTTGCTGTAAAGCGGTCAGTTTATCTTTGCTTGCGGCAATTTCCTTGCTTAACAATTCTTGCTTTTGTGCAAGCAGAACCGTATTTGTGGGGTCTAATTTCAGCAGACGATTCAATTTGCCGATTTCGCGGGAAGAACTGCTGATCTTTCCGTTCAGTTCACTTAAAGCTGTGTTGAAATTTTTGGTATCGCCGCCGATCTCAACAGTAATGCCCTTGATGTTATAGGCAGGCAAATGGAGCCGCCTCCTTTCCGTAAGCGGCTCCATTCAGCCCTTAGTACAGACCATTTACTGCACCGTTATCCAAAGAATTTGTTGATGTCTGCCTGTGTAGCCTTGATAGGCCACTTGTAGTCGTCGTTTTCACGTTCAATAGCCATATCGTTTACCATGCCCACAGTCAGCAGGTCAAGATCGCGCAGGGAAATCCCCATCTGACAACACCGCAGCATAAACAGCGGTGTTGTCATTTCGCGGGTCGTCATCCGTGTTTTTTTTTCGGGGTTGCGGTGGTAAGCGTGTTCAGGTTCCACAGTTCAAGGATCTCCGGCAGAACTTGGTAAATGTCGAAAATCTCAAACTGTTCCAGCCATTCCTCCACGCTGCCGGGTACGGCGTCCTTGTCCGCGTGCTTTGCCATGATGTAGGCAACGCTTTCAAACAGCCCCAGATCAGTTGCGGCAAGCTGCTCCTGTTCGGTGGTGGCTTTCTCGTAGGCGGCGGCAAGTTTTGCCAAATCCTGCATGATGTCACGCCCGAACTTGATGCGGTACAGGCGCGGCACGGCGGCGGTTGCCCGCAAGCGGACTTCCTTGCCGTCAATATTGATCGTCTTTTCCATGTTGTTCTCCTATAAGGCGGGTGTTCCAGTGGAACACCCGCGCATTCCGTGTCTCACTCTGCCGTGTCGGTGGGCATGGTAACTTTGGTGTACCACGCCTTGCGCACGGCTTCGGTGGCATCGTCGGCGGTATGTGCCTTGATCGTGCCGTCCTTCAGCGGGGATACGGTAAGGGAGGAACTCTGGGTGTCCGGCTCGGTGCTGTCGTTCTTGGTGTTGCCGGTAATGCCGGGGCGGGTGCCGGAGCAGTTGTACAACACATACTTGCGTCCGGTGATGTCGCCGTCCACCTCAAACAGCAGGGCAAAGTTGCTGGCGGCAGCGTTGGCGTTCTCGACGATCAGGCCGTTCTTGCTTTTCGTCATGCCCCAAATGTCGATCAGCATGGATTCCGGGAACATTGCCACTTCCAGATCGCCGGAATAGCCGTTGTTGGACTGGCAGACGTAGTACACAACACCGTCCGCGTAGAACTTGGAAACGTCACCCTCGGCGTCAAGGCTAAGGGAAACCGCACCGGGCACGGCAACCGGGGTTGCAAAGGTAACAGCGCCGTCATCGCTGGCGGTCTGCTTTGCGTAGTGTACGTTTTTCAGGTTGAACAAAACTTTATCTTTAGGCATTTTTACACCTCAATTTCATAGATGACGTATTGCATTTGTTCATCGTCAATATAGATTTCTTCGGACTTACTGTAAAAGATTCCGGCGGCAGTCAGGGCGGTTTCCAGCTGCTGTTCTGCGCCGGGGTCTTTTTCAGCTGTGTACAGTTCCAGCGCGTAGCGGGTCTTTTTGGTGTACACAACACCGTCTGCAGCAAAAGGGGTATCGCGTTCAAAATAGAACACGCCAAAAGGCAGCGTATGACCGTTTTTCCATGCACGGTAAGCGAACGGCAGCCCGCTGGAATCCAAAACGGTTTTTAATTCGGCTTGGGTCAGCTGTAAGACCTCCGTTTCATCTTTTTATTGCATAGATCGTGCTTTTCTGCTATGCTGTAAGTAATAAATGCGAAAGGGTGTTGAACTATGGCAAAGTGTAAACGCTGCGGGAAATGGGGACTTTTCCTCAAGCTGGACAAAGACGGAAACTGCGTTGCCTGTCAACGTGAACTCGCCGAACAGCGCGAGGCTGAACTCCGCCGTCAGCGGGAAGAAGAAAAGCGCCGCCGGGAAGAAAAGCGCGCAGCCTTTTGGAAAGAAATGGACGAACTTCCCCGCGCCGAAATCCACACGGACGGAAAGAAGCATCGGGCTCAGCCCATCAGCTACATAAAAGATGAAATCTCCTATGCGCGCGTCACCAAGAGAAGCAACCCCGCAAAATTTGCGGATTTCGTCGTACTGGATACTGAAACCACCGGGCTTTCCTGCACAAAGGACGCCGTGTTGGAAGTTGCGGCAATCAAAGTAAAGAGTTATAAATTTATTGATGTATTCCATACAATGATTACCCCCCCCCGCAAAAACTTGAAACAGCTTCCGCTAAAGAGGCTATGTCAATCAATGGCATAACGCCGGAAATGCTGGAGGGTGCGCCCGCGCTGTATCAAATCATTCCGTCTTTGCAGGAATTTATCGGAGATATGCCCCTGCTTGGGCACAACCTTGAATTTGATTTGAAATTCTTGTGCCGCGCCGGTCTTGACATCACGATTGATAAGCGAAAGTTTTTCGATAGCTATGTGCTGGCGGGAAGTATCCTCAAAAAGCCAAAATGGGAATATGACAGCGAACTGGGGTGCTATTCCCCGAACTATGACAAACCCTATGACATATCAGACTATAAGCTAGATACACTTTGCCGCTACTACGCCATAGACCGCGCAGACGAACACCGCGCATTAGGGGATTGCATAGATACAGCAAGGGTTTTTAGATGCCTCTTGCAAGAAAAAATAGATACCACAGAAGATTTTGACGCTTGATTACTTAGAGTAAATTTTCTTTACGCCCTCAATCATGCGTTTGACAGCGTTTTCTTCGGCGGGTTTGATGTGCGGGTATGCCCGCACACGCCCGCCGTTTTTCTTTGCGCGTCCGTTTTCCAGTAGGTGCGTCAGCTGCCAATCTGTTTTATTGCGTACACGCATACGCAAGCTGTCACAATCTTCCCATTCCTGTTTTATATCCCACCCCTTTTTATAGTCGCCGGTTCTCACAGGGGAGGCTTTGCGAATTTCTTCTTTGCAGATTTCAGATGTTTCTTTGATAAGCTCTTTGGTTTCTTGGGTTCTTGCCTTAGAGTACGATTCAAGCATCTGCTTTACGACATACGCCATTTCCTCCGGCTTGACCTTAACAGAATTGCTCACGAAATGCCCTTTCTGGTGGCGGCGTACAGCTCCAGTGCGTCCGGGCTGGATTGATAGGTGCGGTACACCTGTTTTTTCACACCATGCAGCAGGGCGTATTTCTGCCCGCTGTAATCCCATGGGCGCAGAACGATCTTTTCAACCTCGCTGTACCCACGGCTGCCCGCCGTAAACGATTCCTCCCGGCTTACGCTTTTGATGTCACCGTAAACGGTGGCGCGCCCGGTTTCGGTTTCCGCCTGCAAGCCGATTGCATCAGTGCCGGAGGTGTCCGTGTCGATCAGGATAATTTCATCACTGAAATACATATCAGCCCTCCAGATAATCCCCGCACAGGCTCAAGCTGACCGCA